TTGTCAGACAAAGCAGTTGCTAGATTCAAAACAGTTTGAACCATGTAAGGTTTTCTACCTGGGTTAGCATTGGCTCCCCTAGCAGATTGAAGTGTATTATCACCTAAAGCCATAATTCAATCTCCCCTTACGCTGCGTTATATTTAGCAGTAACGATTGCTTCAGGACGAAGAATCTTTCTGCCATATAAGTGCATACCACGAACAATGTCAGCAAAGCTGTCAGGGTCACGGTAAGTTTCAGTTTTACTGATTTGCTCTGCAGTAGCTACTGCTGAGTCATGACCAGCTACGATAACACCAAAGTTGGCGTTTTGGTTTGCAGAACCAGTTGTGCTTGATCCTGTACCAACTGAAGGTAGGTTGCTAGATGAGTAAACACGGAAACCGTGAAAGTTACTCACAGCAAGACCATTACGTAGTCCACCTGATTCACCGAAGTCTGCATTGAAGAAACGAGAGTCTTCATCTGCAAGAAGTTCCATGAATACTGGATCGACCACTAGCCAACGTCCAGCTTTATCAACTTGTTGTTGATCAAGTAAACGTGCCATTCTAGCTACAACCATTGATGGTGAAGCTGTTGCAGTTGGTAGAGCAGTTGCTCCGGGTAGACGTACTGCTAGTGGGATCGAATGATCTCCAGCAGAAGTAGTAGTAATGTTACCGAAGTCGCCTTTTTTCAACTTCATACTTGATAACAACTCGTCTGAACCTGCAGTCGAAACAGCTTTTGAACCATTTACTTGGTCATTGGCTGTGTCTGCTACAGAGTGTAATGCAGACTGTTTAAAACCTGACAAGTAGCCAAGAACTTCTTGGTCATGCTGATCAGCTAAACGGTAAGCTGCACGATTGGTTGCAAGATCCATAAAGTTGACGTGTGAGTGTGCTTCCTCGATGTCATCTATTTTAAAAGCATAGTAGTTTGCTTTATCGACAACTAGAGAAAAGTCCTCATCGTCTAGGTCTTGTGCATTAACCTGAGTTCCACGAGCATATGCGCTAACAGAAATTTCAGGCTCTTTGATGATCTTCACTGTATCACCTTGGGCAGCAATCTCCCCAAAGTAATCTGAATTAGTGATGTCACCGACTACTGTACTCTTGCGAAATGCAAGCTGTACTTTTTTGGAGTATATGATACTGGAAAAATTACCGTTAGGTAAGTTACCGTATCCTCCTGCGGTTGTAAAAGCCATGTTAAATCCTCCATGATATTTGGCTTCGGGTTCAAAGCTAAACACATGTAAGAGGCTGATCGTTTTCTAGGGTGCATAGGATATCCAGTTGGCCTACCAGATATCAATGGGCCTATACTTGAACAGGTAGTTCTTAGTAGTTTAGACTTAGTATTTTAATGAAAATGTTTATAGTAATGAGAGGTAGTCTATACAGAGGCTCTCAAACTATACGTACTTAGTTATATGTACTTGAAAGTATTTGTCAACACTTATCGAGCACCACCAGTAAGATCATATACGAATTTACCATCTCGCATAGCCTTACTAATCTCTTCTTCACGCTCTTCAAACTCTTTAGCAGACATCTTCTCAATGTCAGATTCTTTTAGAGTTGCTCCACCTTCAGTAGGATCTACTTTAGTTCTAGAACCTTTACTTATAGATTTAGCAGCGTCTTTTGTTTTAGCTTTCTTTGCTTGGACTGTTTCACCATTATCTATCTTATAGAGATCTATAACTCTAATAACAGAGGCTGGGTCATCCATGTTTTCATAGAGAGCATCTTTTACCCATCTAGGTTGTTGCTCTGCCCAGTTGTGAAACTCATCTGATTGTCTTAGTGTATCAAAGGTAGGATGTGCTTCTCTAATTTTAGCCTCAGCACTTTTACGTTCTGTTTCATACTGTAGCTCATCTAATCTTGAAAGACGATCCTCAGCCTTCTTGAACATCTCTTGTGCTTTTTTAGCAGCAATAGTTTCTACTATACCTGCTACGTCTGGATACTTCTTTGACCACTCTGTAATGTCTTCGTCTGATTTAGGTGGTACAATAGACTCACCCTTCATCCTAGTTTCTAGTGCTTCAAGTTTTTCGTTCCACTCTTTTTCTTTCTCAGACATATGCCGTCTAAGATCACCGTAACGTTTCTTAAAAGATTTTTCTTCAGGGTTTAAGTCTGAGTCATCTTCTTGTGCTTCAGCTTTAGTGTCGGCTTCTTCTTGTTTGGTATTATCCTTGGTCTGTACTTCGGTTGTCTCAGATCCTTCGCCATTGGATTCATTCTCTTCAACTTCTTCGCCACGAGCCTGTGCCTCTAGTCTAGCAATCTCTTCTTCTTCTTTTTTCATACGATCTTGTTTACGTGCATAGTTACTTCCACGTTGTACAAAACCAGCGTTCTTTGGTGTTTCTACCGATTCTAATTCAGGCATATGTTTTCTCCTTATGTTGGGGTCAGCCGTAGCTGAGTAGCCTTATAGTTATTTGGAATGTCTAAAAGTTTATTATGTGCTTAGACCAGCACCTTGCATTTGGTCACCCATAGGTGGTGGTGACTTCATTTGATCAGCCATAGGTTGAGGCTGAGACATAGGTTTATCTTGTTCTTCTTCACCAAAGACACTAGACATCTCTGGCCCGAATAGTTTACGCATAACATCTCCGATAGGACTGTCAGCAGCGTCTTCTACTATAGTTTGTTCTTCATCAGTTAGCTCGTTGTATCTTCCACGTACAACATTTATATATTGATCTAGTTCCATTATTTATCCTTTCGACATTAAACCGCCTTTATCAAATCCACCAATGAAACCTCTACCACCACTAGTCTTTCTAAAAGTGCCCACTGACTTTTTCTTAGGTTTTGGCTTAGGTTTAGGTGGTGCTACATTAGTAGGTGTAAAACCTCTATCTGTTTTAGTTTTAGAATCTGATTTAGGCTTTGGTTTAGGCTTTGGTTTAGGCTTTGGTTTAGGATCTGGTTTAGGATCTGGTTTAGGATCTGGCTTAGATCTTATAGGTGAGTTATTCTTATTACCATTCTTATCTTCTGTAGGTTCTGTCTTACCAAACAAACCTTTTTCTTTTTTAGCTTTACCTAAGTTCTTAGCTGTTAGAGCACTACTACCAAGTTTGATAACTTCGTCCATAGAACTATTACCTAATTTCATATTACCAAAACTATGACCAGCATTCTTTAACTCATTAGCTTTTGCCTCTGCTTCTTCTAGTTTATTTGCAGCTTTAAGGTCTTGTATCTCTTGGATAGCATCAGCATTTTTAATTGCGAAATCGTCCTTTGCAGCATTAGATGTTGCCACTAAGCTAAAATGATTTAATATAGCAGAGTCTCCACGATCAACAGCATTGTCGAAGTGTTGTTGTTGTCTAACATCTAGATTACCGTAATTGCCTTTCCCTTTAAAACCTATAACAGAACCCTCACTTGCCTGTATAGAACCTGTCATATTTACATATTTTTCTACGTCATACTTTGCTTCATAGTCATCATAGAAACCCTCACCAAATAAGTTAGACATAGTATCACCAATGTCTTCACCAAAAGGTTTTTTGATACCTTCCATAGTAGCAGAGCCTATAGTAATTTCATCTAAAGCTTTTTGTGCTTCAGTCATGTCAAGACCTAGCTCTTTCGCTCTATCTAAGTATGCCTTTTCAATGTTATTTAAATTCTTTTTAGCAAAACCTGAACCAACTAAACCCATTATACCCGGAAGTAATGCGGCAAGACCTTGACCTGTTTTTGCTTTTTTAAACTCTTCAAGAATCTCATCAGGTGTTCCTGTAGCTAGAGTATTGTTAAAGTCAGTTATTCTTTTCTTTTCTCTGTCACTTTTTAGTGTCTCTATCTTTTTAGATTCTACTCTTCTTTCTTCTTCATCAGTCTTACGTGATCCTGAAGATTTTGTTTGACCAACACTACCTGAGATGTCATCCGTTGGATCAGGTGTTTCTTGAACAACTTCAGTTCTATTCTCTGGTGTATCTTCTTTAAACTCTGAGAAGTCTGCTGGAACAGAACTAATTGGTTTACCGTTCAACATAAGAACTTGTATACGTCTACCATCTGGGTGAAAGTAGAATACTGTCTTCATACCACTTCCATCACCAGTTGATACTGGCTCATCATCTGTTTGAACACCTACAACATTTGCAGAAGAATCAGTTTTTGGCTTGTCTATACCGTATATGTTAGTTGATTCTTGATCAATGTCCTGTAGAAACTTTTGTTGCTCTGGTGCTTCTGGTGCAGCAACAGTAGGTCCAATAGGATTACCAAAAGCATCAGTAGTAGCATTAGTATACCCATAAAAACTTTGAGATGCTCCATTAAGTTCTACAAATGGATCGCCTAGAATATTAAACCAGTCAAAACCCAACTCTTCATTCATATCCTCACCTGGTCTTTGAGGTGTTCCTGTTTCTAATCCATTACGTAGTGCTAATGTTATCCTATTACCTTTTGTTGTACATCTAAAACTAAATTTTAATTTATTAGCATCATATAATACTTCCAACCCACTCCCTACTCCATCTCTTATTAATTTTGCTAATTCAACAGCATTATAATTACCTTCAGGAATTAGTAATGTTTGTCCTAAAGGTGCTGCTCCCATCTGAAATTTTCCATTCGCATCATAACTCGCTTGTGCTCCAAACGCAGTAATAGCA